GTGTCAGACACCATTGACTTGTCAGTGTTAACGCGTAATCCAATCTTTTCGCCGTTCTGGACCATACAGGTTCGGAAGTCTTTTTTTACGAACTGTGGTTCGCGCAAGAGCAGGTCGTCACCGTTGACTAGTAACGGGTGGCTCGAAAACATCTTTGAAACCTCGCCTCGTGTATGAGACTTAGTCTTATCCATGCCTAATGACTCAACAAGAGCCATGTCAACAAGGGTTTTATTGAAGATGCACAGCATAGGGAAACTCATAAGAGATCCCATCGGCTGTCCAGAGCTACTCCAGCAATCACCGAGGTTCGCTTTTTGAAGCACCCTCAGACACTTGATCTCGTCGTCCGACAGATCCTTTCCCTTCTCGATCAAGACGTCGATCATGCATTCTACGTAATCACTGTTAAGTGAGTCCGTTGCTGCAGCGTAATCGAAAGAATGATACACGCCGCCCGTTAAGGCAGACACGCGTTCATCAGTTGGTGGACCGCACAATAACCATTTCCTTTGTCGAAGGGTCCGGTAAAGTGATCGGTGGAGAGGGTGAAGGACATTTTGATTGTAGGACGAAAACAACGTGACAACGCGAGGCTTACCGGAACTGAACACGAGTTCAGTGCGGCAGGCGTCCGAAAATTCTTCGTCATTCCAGTTTCCTGCGTCTCTTCGTGTGGCAGAGAGAGTGCCGTGCCCGTTGGGAACACGAACGCTTTGGAACTTATTCCAATTGCTATCGATGTTCATCCGGACAGCTTTCCTAAACCGCGCGAGATGTTCTATGTCAGTCGGTTTTTTCTGACATACCCTCTTTTTCCAGTCATCGACCTGACTTATAAACCTCTCCTCACACTGGGTGCAAGGCGTAGGTTCGAGCTTCTGAGATGTCTTTATAGACAAATCATCAGAGATCGAGACGTCGGATGCATAGGTAGCACGAAGGGAAGACCTAAGTGTACCGCATTCAATAACCTCCGGTAAGGGCTTGATGGCTTTCATGCCACGATCAAGACGAAGGAGCCGCTGGCATTTAACCGCTAGCGCATGCATCATCCGTCGGTTCGTACAAATAGAACCGAGTCCATCATCCATTTCGTCATTCCCACTGGCGTCCGACAGTGCCTCCTCTGAGCATAGAACATTGTAAGTGTTCACAGATGCTAGAGATGGTACGCACTGTTCGACGGGGTCGCAGTCGAGTACTCCGAAAGAGGAAAGATCAGTGAGCCCTAAAGCCGTCTTTTTTCGATGAGCGTAGTCAATTTGGCTCTCAAGCCTGAGGGCACCATTGTCAACATCATCGATATTATAAACGCTGACTAACTTAGTCGGCTGCCAATCCTTTGCCAGTTTGTTTTTATTTTCTTTTCCGAGCGGTTGCAAACTATCCGCATCGTTTCGTCGACAGCGACGGCACACCCTCCCAGTAGCAACGAGTCCGAAGGACAAGTAGCACCGTGGACATGCCTGGTCGATTCTCTCCATGGGTTCAGCCCCACCGGAATCACTGAGCCATTCACCTGGCCGGGAGTTGCTCAACTCTCCCGTGGTCACGGCACCTCCGTGAAACCTTTCATATTGTCTCTTCCACGCAGGCTTGCGGCGTTCTTGAAGAGATCGGGCTGCAGTTGTACCCGACTTTTTGACTGCGCGGCGTGAGCCACCTTTTTTTGTGGTGGGGTGCGTTATTTTATGGCGAGGTGTGTTGTTTTGGTTTATCCCCGTTTCGTGGGGATAGACGTCGTTTTTACTTTCCTTCAGGCAATCGTGACCCGTTCCCTGTGGACCCCACAGTTTCCGGACAATCGCTGAGCCGCCATCACGCCCTCCCCTGACGCCGTTAAGAAAACCACGAGGGCCTTCGATGGCCCTTCCAAGGGTTTCCCCAAGGACACCTGTCGAAGTTAAACGACCGGGCGGGGGGAGGGTGGCGGAACCACTGACATTGTAGCGGTTGCCTTCT